AACAACGACAGGTGTTATTGCCAATCTACAACCACTGTCTGCAAATAAAACAAATCTATTAAGTGGTGTTATGGGTAAAACATTCCGTATCTTTACAGATGGGTTTTACGATTTACTAGAGGGAGACAAACTTAGGAATACAAAAACAGATGCAATTTATAAAGTTAAGAATGGAGGAGTAACAAGAAGAACAATGGGTGCAGTAGACTATAAAGAAATTATAATTGAGGAGATATCATGAAAATAAATATCACAAGTAATATACCAATAGTATCTAAAAAATTAATGGCTAAACCAACATTAATAAATAGTGCTTTAAAAAGAGCAATTAGAAAATCTGCTTTTTTGGTTGAAAGATATTCAAAAATGAGATCCCCAGTTGATACAGGACGATTAAGATCATCAATAAGAACTAGGATAGATGATTTTACAGCAACAGTAAGTCCAACAGTAAATTATGCAATCTTTATACATGACGGAACGAGAAATATGAGGGCAAGACCTTTCATGACACAGGGAGTAGAAGACGCAACAACTGAAATTAGAGCAGTTTTTAATAGAGAGATTAAGGGTATACTATAATTATGTGGGATAAATTAACAGAAAAATTAAAAAGTATTTTAGAGGCAAATAACCTTATTCAAAATGTATATTCTTTTGAGGCTTCTGATATCAGTGGAACACCTGTGGCTACAATTACACCAAGCGCAAATGAAAGTGATTATACAACCACAACAGAGAATACCAGAGTCTATGCTTATATGTTAAGATTATATGTAGACAGAAAGAGTGGTGCAGATAATGAATACAAATCAGAGATGGCCATGAAAGAATTAGTAGATAGCGTCTTAGACGATTTAGACAAGAACCATAGGTTGAGTGGTTTAAGTACAAAGACAGGTTACACTTATTTATTCTTAGAGGCTTCTCCATCAGTATGGGGATATGCCGGTCGTGAAAATGAATATCGTGTAGCAGAGATAATTATTAGAAGCCACTTTTCAGTGGACATTAACCAAATAACATAATGACAAAAATAATAGGGAGGTTGATTGATTTAGGCGTAGCAGTAGAGGGTACTCGTGGAACAGGCGAGGTTGTTACAAATATGATCCCTAAATCAAATATAACCTTTGACGATAAAGTTTTAAAAGCAAGATCAACAGTAGGCTACGGAACAATTAATTTAGAAGGTAATCAGGCCTTAGTAGCGAGAAGACATGCAGAGGGTGTCGTAGATTTTGATTTGCTTGATATTAGTTTTGGTATTTTCTTGAAAGCACTTTTAGGTACTGTTTCAAGTGGTGCTGTTGTTGACAGTTCTTATACTCATACATTTAGTTTATCTAACAACAATCAACATGCTAGTCTTTCAATGTTGTATGAAGAAGCTGGTGTTGGTAATCTTTCTTTCAGACTTTGTATGATAGAAACATTAACAATGACAATCGTACCTGAAGATGTTGTGAAGATCACAGCAACCTTTATGGGCCGACACTCAAAGACAGCAGGGAGTAGTGCTGTTACTTATATTGCAGAGCATAAATTTTTAGGAAGACATCTTGATTTAAAGATAGAAGATGCTGTTGGAGATTTAGCGGCTGGAACAAATATACCTGTGAGAAGTTTGACTTTAAACTTTGCTAAAAATTTGAAGTTAGTACATAACTCTGGAACAGTTGAGCCAGAAGATATCCTTAACCAAGGATTTAGAATTACAGGTGAGGTAGAATTAGACTACGAAAATAGAACCTATGCTGATTTAATGAATGATGGAACTTATAAAGCTATTAGAGTTCAGTTAACAAATTCAGAAGTAAAAATTGGTGCTGGATCTACAAACCCACAATTTCTCATTGATCTTTCAAGATGTGATTTTGAAAACTGGGAACCTGCAAGACCAAATGATGAATTAGCCTCACAGACATTCTTGTTTACAGGTCTTCATGACATTACAAATAACAATGTTATTAATAATTGTATCCTCGTAAATAGTCACGATGGATCTAACTACGCATAAAAATTATGTCTAAAATTATCTTATCAAAAAGAAAAACTAAAAAAGTAGAACTTCCAGAAAGCAAGGCAACAGTTGAAATCTATGCTTCAATTATTGCTGCCGATATTGTCAATATGGGTTATGTAAAAGAAAACGATTTCGGTCAGTCTGTTAAAATGCTTTCTCAACTTATTAAGTCTTGGAATATTTACGAAGATGAAAAAGACGAAAAACCTAGAGAGATAAACGACGACTCTATCGGACAATTACCGATAAGTGATTTAACTTTCTTGTTTACAGAATTGCAAGAGTTTGTAACTTCAGAAAAAAAAGGCTAGCCCATCTTGCCCCGTTAGCACTTGAGATGGGCTGGACAGAACATCAGTTGTTAGAACAAAATACGATTTTGTTTTTAGGGGAGATTACAAGAGCGTATAATAATAAAATTAAATGTCAACAGAGAACATCAAAATTGTAATATCTGCACAAGATAAGACTAAAACAGCATTTAAGTCTACTTCTAATGACCTAAAAAAATTAGAGACACAAACAAAAACATTCAAGGGTAAAATATCAGGCTTAGGTTCAACATTTAGTAAGATGGCAATAGTCGGAGGTATTGCTTTTACTGCATTAGGGATTGGTATATCAAAGGCAACACAGGCGGCTGTAGATGCTCAAGAAATATTCAATAAATTTGATGTTGTTTTTGGTGATGTAAAAAGTGAGGCAGGCAAAGTTTCAGATAGTTTTGTAGAGAATTTCGGCTTGGCTCGTTCATCAGCACAAGATTTATTGTCTTCTACTGGAGATATGCTTACTGGTTTTGGTTTTACTGGTGGGGCAGCTCTTAAATTATCAAAGAAAGTTAATGAGTTGGCTGTTGACCTCGCTTCTTTTACTAATCTCCAAGGTGGAGCAGAGAGAGCCAGTAAAGCCTTGACTAAAGGTTTGCTGGGTGAAAGAGAAAGTATGAAAGAACTCGGTATTGCTATCTTAGATGAAGATGTTAATATCCGTCTTGCACAAAAAGGCTTAGAAGATTTAACTGGTATGGCTTTGAGACAAGCTAAAGCTCAAGCAACATTAGAAATTGCTATGGAGCAAAGCAAAAACGCAATAGGGGACTTCGCAAGAACAGCGAGTAGTTCTGCAAACTTACAAAGAAAATTAGGTGAAAGGACAAAAGAATTAAGTGAAGCATTTGGACTTGTTTTTGAGTCTAGTTTACAGAAAGTTTTACAAGCACTTGTCCCTCTTGTTGAAAAAATAACAACATTGATAGAGGAGAACCCAAAGCTAACAAAAACATTAGGGTTATTAGCCATTGCCTTTGCAGGATTAGCTCTAGCCGTTGGATTGGTTGGAATTGCACTTATAGCATTATCAACAGCGGCAGGACCGGCTATAGTAGCCTTTTTAGCCTTTGCCGGACCTATTGCTGTGGTTGTCGCTGGACTTTCTATTCTAGCTTCAATCATTTCAGAGAAATTAAACTTTTCTTATGAAGAAGCTACTAAAAAAAGTCTTGCTTTAGCAGAGAAGTCAGGAGACCTTGCTTCTAAATTAAGAGAATTACGAACACCAATAGAAATGGATGCTGAAGAAATGAAATCTCTGGCAGAAAAAACAAGAAAAGCTGGTATAGAAGTTCAAGAAATTCAAGATAAAATAAATGATGTTGTTGAAGATTTTAACAACCGTAAAAAAGATATTAACAGACAGACAGCCGAGGCTATTGTTGCACAAGAAAAAAATGTAGCTAGTATTCAAAAAGAATTAGAAGAGGAAAAAGCTAAGGACAGCGAGTCTCAAAATGCAGATAGAATAAAAGATTTACAGAATACTCTACTAATAGAAAGGGAGGCTTTAGTAAGTAAGGCTGAATTAGAAAAGCAACTTGCAGATGAGGTATCAGAAGCAAGAAGACGAGCTGGTATAACTGCTTTTGAAAGAAAGATGGAGGACTTACAGAGAGAAAAAGAAGCAGAGCAGTTAAGATTTAATGAGAAAATTGCATTGTTACGAGAAGAATTAGTTGAGGCAAATTTAGTTCTTGAAGGAAGAAAGAAAGCTGAACAAGATCTCACAGCAGAAATCAAAAAACAGAATGAGATGAGACGAGAGGAGTACATAAAAACAAAAGAGGAGGCGATAAGAACCACAGATACTATAATTGTTCAAAACGAAAGACTACAACAACAGAGTGGAGGTTTTGGAAAACTTATTAAAAATGTTGGAAATGTATTAGGTTTTGCAGAGGGTGGAGTAGTGCCGGGCCCTATCGGTACTCCTGTTCCGGCTATTGTACATGGTGGGGAAACTGTTATCCCAAGTGGAAGAAGTATCGGTAATAATATAACTATAAACAATCCAGTTTTACTTGACGATACTATGTTAAGTAAACTTAGCAGTGAATTAGGTAGAATGTTAAGGAATGA